CCATATGGATTCCAACAACCTTATGGGTTCCAACAACCTTACAATGCACCATATCCATTCCAACAACCATATGGATACCAGCAGAACTATAATGCACCTTATCCGTTCCAGCAACCTTATGGGTATCAACAAAACTATAATGCACCTTATCCGTTCCAACAACCATACGGATATCAGCAAAACTATACATCGACTGCTGCTAACCCAGTGCAACAACCTTATGGGTTCCAACAACCATATCCAGCGACTAGACCTGCGCAACAACCATATGCTTTCCAACAACCATATGCTTTCCAACAGCCATACCCAGCACAGAGACCATCAACTAGACCTGTACAACAACCATATGCTTTCCAACAGCCATATCAGACTGTAGTACAAAGATGGGATGGAAATGTAAATTGGCCATCACAACCAATTACATAAAATCCACTAGTCGAAACTGTCTAAATATAGTACAATATACTACTATAGGAGAATTATATTATGATCGCATTCATTTATACACAAGATAACATTTTAAGACTCAGAGACCAGAGAGGACTCAAGTGGGAGTACGATGGGGCAGATGCTCCAGATCTAGGTTTTGAATATGATTATCTGATCTATGATGATCAAAAAATTAAAGTTATCTTAGAAAGAGATAAAGATGGTAATCCAACAGGTGAAGAAAAGATCACTGATCTCAATAATGAAGAAATTGATGCTGTAGAAAATTATGTCATGTCTTCTGAACCACCTGCCGATATAACATTAAATCTGCAGTATGCACATGATCTATTTGATGCCACTCATATGAACATTAATGAGATGTGTAATAGAATGAGATTTCCAAACATCTATGAAGCATTAACAGCAGGTAGAGAGGGTTCTAATCATCCCTTTAGATCTGATGCTAGAAGATGTTTAGAATTTTTTGATCAGGCATGGCAGATTTATGAGCAACTAAAAGTTCAAATTATGTCAGCACCAGAGGATCAACTGCATCCTTTTGATCATTACATGAGAGAAAGTTTAAGACCTGTCAATACAGAATTTCTATCTGCTTCAGACATAGAGAAGTAATATGGAAATCATCTATCACGATGAACCTTTTAAAATTAAAGAACTTCCTTTAACGGATATTCATGTTATAGACAATTGGTTATCACCAGACATTCATAATTGGTTTGATGATAAATTGCGCAATACCTCTAAATGGAATCAAACCAATCAAGTCACCAGAGAAGGTGAAGTTCGTCACAAGTTTTGGGGTGTAACATTTTATCGAGAGAATTATCAACTTGATGAAATGCAAGATCATGGTTGGTGGATTCGTACATTAGATAATAGATTACAGCAAGAATTTGGATTCAAATGGGTAAGGTTTGACTATGCAGGAATGAATGGGCAGACTTTAGGATTACAGGGTACAGTGCATGAAGATTGTGCACCCGAAGATGATAGAAACCTTTCTTTTCTTTGGTACAACAACTTATTCTGGAAAGAAGAGTGGGGAGGTCCATTGAGAATTTATAATGAAAATGCTAGTGGGTTTGTGGGATTTAGTGAAGATCTACTCAAGCATCAGATCTTAGAAGTTCCTTATAAACCCAATAGATTATTAGTATTTGATGGTAGAATACCTCACAGTGCTGATGCTCCTGTAAATACTACCTATCACAACAGACAATCTTTAGTGATAAGGGGAAGTGAAGTTGAATTATATGATGAGAGTTTAGACTATGCCACAGATTGAATTTGTAACCTTTGATGAAAGAGTAAAAGAAGATTTTCAACCCATTCCAGCATCTGAGTATAAACCAGATTGGTGGAAAAAAACTAAGATTGTTGAAGATGTAGGTGCTGGTAATGGTCCAGGATCTACAATAAGATCTTGCCCTGCTATGGCAGATGTATTGAGTACAGGATATTATGTTGTAGCAGTAAGAGACATGTATGTAGAATACAATGGTGACGATCCAGCAAATCGAAAATCAGATTTTAATATGCGATGCCCACATCATGAAGTATGGGAATCTCAAACACATCCCTTCGCTCAGTTTGCCATGATGCCTGGATACATAAATGATGCGATCAAAATGAGCATGCCTTTTTCAGTACGAACACCTAAAGGTTATTCTACATTATATTTGGATCCTTTTCTATTTTGTAATGAATACATATCAGCATGGCAAGGCATCATAGACACAGATGATTTTATTGGTGGTGATCTAAATGCTCAATTGATAATGTATCCAAAAGTTCGTAAAAGTTTTATAATACCAGCAGGAACTCCTATCGTTCAACTTATTCCTTACAAGAGGGAGAAGTGGACTTCTACTACCAGAGTGGATTACAAAGATTATTGGAAGAATGCAAAGAATGAAGAGTTTGCAAAATACAGGGAGGATCATCCTGGAAAATTATCTAAATATGGTATAACAGGTTCATATCGTAAATACATATGGCAAAAGAAAGAATTTAAGTAATGCTTAAACTATTATTCCCCACACCAATATTCGTCAGAGATCTGCTAGATCCTAATTTACACCCTAGACAGAGAGTAGATGAAGATTATATGCTTTCTTTAAAGCAAGCAATGGATACGATGCGTAAGAAAGACCCAGTGGGTAGAAAAGTATCTAATCAATATACAGGGTGGCAATCTAATGATGGTATAAACAATCATCCGACATTTACCAAACTCTTTAACAGAATTGGTAGGTTATTTGAAGAAGAAGTTGTGCCTTATTATGGAGGAACAGGTAAGTTCATTCATACAATGGGCAACAGTTGGGGTAACATTAATGATCATGGTGCTTGGAATGCACCTCATTTACACAATGGTTGTTGGTACAGTGGAGTTCTATACATTCACGCAGATGGTGACGAAGGTGATATCCAATTTATTGACTCTAATCCAAAGTATGTGAATGATATGCCTTTCTTTAACTCTAGAGCAAGAACTGACTTTAGAGTAAGACCAAAGACAGGAAGTTTAATTCTTTTTCCATCTGGTGCTATGCATATGGTAGAACCTAACTTTACTGACAAAAGAAGATACTCTATATCTTTCAATGTGGATTGGCATGCAACCATACCTATCAAACCTGGAGATGTGCCTGACTCTCCAGTTCCAGAAGATGAAGATCTTTTTGAAATAGACTTCAACACAGGCAATCCTATTATAAATAAGTAAGTATAAACGGAGATAAGATGCCATTAGAACCAGAACTTCTCTGGAATATCTTTCTATCCTTTATTATTGCACCTGTGGCATTCATTGTTCGAAATTTGATGAATGAATTAAAAAGAGTAGATATTCTAGTAAACAAAACTCGTGAAGAGATTGCGAAAGATTATGTGTCCAAGAATGAATTTGAAAAGTCATTTGAAAGAGTCATGGATGCTATAGATCGAATCGATTCTAAGTTAGATAGATTAACTTTTAGGGACTAAATTCGTATAAATAGTAATGGAGACATTACTATGGCATCACCTAATTCAAGAGCGACTTTCAAAGATTATATCAAAAGACAACTAGGATATCCTGTCCTAGAAATCAATGTAGACGATGATCAATTCGACGATAGAATTGACGATGCTCTACAGTACTTCTCTGAGTACCATTACGATGGTGCTATCAGAACTTATCTAAAACATCAAGTAGATTCTTCATGGTTAACTCAATTTGAGTCAGACAGTACTCAAAATGCTTCCACCACTGGATCTCATGACTATTCTGGTCAAACTTTTGGCGAACAGCAAAACTATCTAGTGATGCCAGAATCAGTATTATCAGTATTAAGAATCTTCCCATTCAACGATAGAAACGCAATGGACATGTTTGACATTCGTTATCAATTACGATTGAATGACTTGTATGATTTACAATCTACATCTATTCTATATTACGAACAATTACAGCAACATCTAAACTTATTAGACATGACTCTAGTGGGTCAAGTTCCTATTAGATTTAACAAACATCAGAATAGATTATACTTAGATATGGATAATGCTAGAGTAACCGCAGGAGAGCACTTTCTTATTGAGTGTTATCGTAAAATCGACCCAACTACCTTTACAGATGTCTACAATGACATATGGTTAAAGAAATATGCTACAGCATTAGTTAAGAAGCAATGGGGTCAAAATTTATCAAAATTTGAAGGAATATCACTTCCAGGTGGTGTCACTCTAAACTCAACAAAGATTTTGGATGAAGCAACTCAGGAAATCGAAAAATTAGAAGAAGAATCAAGAAACAACTACGAGTTGCCACTTGATTATATGATAGGATAATATCATGCCAACCAATGTGTTTTTTAATCATGCAGTTGATACAGAACAAATGCTCATGGAGGATTTGGTCGTAGAATCATTACGCATGTATGGGCACGAAATCTTTTATCTCCCAAGAGAAGTAGCAGAACAAGAAGACATATTCTTAGAAGATGTTCGCAGTACTTTTGGCGATTCTTATTCAATAGAAGCATATATTGAAAACACAGAAGGGTTTGAAGGAGAAGGAGATCTCTTTAGTAAATTCGGTGTAGAGATCCGAGACCAAGCAACATTTATCATCTCATTACGATCATGGGAAAGGTTTATCTCATTGGATGAAAACTTAGCAACAAGTTGGAGACCTAACGAAGGAGATCTGATCTATTTCCCACTCTCAGGTTCAATGTTTGAAATCAAATTTGTAGAACATGAGAACCCATTCTATCAATTAGGTAAATTGTTTGTGTTCAAATGTCAATGCGAACTTTATGAATACAATCAAGATGACTTTGATACTGGAATTGCAGGTATAGATGATGTAGAAGCATCCAATGCTTATTCAATTAAGTATAATATGAACAGTGGTAATTCTACAGCATTTACTGCAGGTGAACAAGTTAAACTGTATGGAACTAACACAGTCGTCGGAGAGGTTCAAAGTTGGGATGGAACTACTAGTGTGTTGTATCTTATGAATTTGACAGGTCAAACTGTAACTGCTGGATCAACACAATTTGTAGGAGTAGATTCAGGTGCTACCTGGACTGTTAATACTGTAGGTGATGAATTAGAAATGATAGAAGATGAGTTGGCACAAAACCAAGACTTTGAAACTACAGGTGATAGTTACTTAGATTTCAGTGAGACAAACCCATTTGGTGAAGTATAATGTTTGGAACTTATTTTTATCATGAGACAGTTAAAAAATCAGTATCAGTTTTTGGTACTTTGTTCAACAACATAACTGTTAAGAGAGTAAAATCTGACGATACAGTATTACAAACACTCAAAGTTCCATTAGCATATGGACCAAAACAAAAATGGTTAGCAAGAATTACAGCAGAACCTGATCTCAATGATCTTTCTAGATCTGCAATCTCTTTGCCTAGAATGGCATTTGAGTTGACAGGATTTACATACGATTCTGCTCGTACTTTGAATAGAAACATTCGAATGGTGAAAGATATAACTTCTGGCGAAGTAGACGGAACGAATCCGACTAGAGGATATCAGTATGTACCTGCACCATACAACCTAAACTTTACACTATCTATTATGGCAAGAAACCAAGAAGATGCTCTACAAATAGTAGAACAGATTTTGCCATACTTCCAACCAGAATATACTGTTGCTATGTCGACAGTACCACAAATGTCAGATGTTAGAGATATACCAATCATATTAGATAGTATCTCACAATCTGATAGTTATGAAGGTGACTACTTAAGTCGTAGAATCCTTACTTATGATTTAACATTCACTATGAAAACATTTTTCTATGGACCTGTTGTATCTGGCAAAGTTATTACTAAAGTTGAAGAAGGAATTTATATTGGATCTGGAACTGTTGCTTTTACTGGAACCACTCAAAATGAAGCAGGACTAGTTAAGAAAGTTAGACATTATGAACCTGGAGTTTCTGTAACTGTAAATGGTGCTGTAAATAATACTAATGCAGTTATATTGGACTCAGTTCCTACTGGAGTTGCTGTAGGTTATCGTGTGTTCGGTACAGGCAATACTAGCAACCCAACTATTAGCAGTATAAATAGTCTTACACTTACACTAAGTGATAGTGTAACCCTTACAGACAATCAACAACTTATTGTAGTTGGTGGTGTAGATCCTGATGACACTTTCATAGTGGCAGAGGATGTAAACTTTTATGAAGAATATACACCAAGCACCTATAGTGATGAAGATTATACATAATGAAAAAATATGAGCAAAATAGACGATAAACTTAACGATCTTCTCGATATTAACACCGAAATAGACGAAACTCAGAAGAAATTACCCACCATTTTTAAAGACCCCGATAAAAGGTTAAAGGAAGCAGATAAAGATGCGACTTATGGTAGAGAGGTGTTATACAACTTAGTTGAACGAGGGCAAGATGCTGTAGATGGTATCTTAGAACTTGCTAAAGAAACTGAGCATCCAAGAACTTATGAAGTTGCTGGACAGTTAATCAAAACTGTAGGTGAAACTGCAGAGAAACTTTTAACTCTACAAAAACAGATAAGGGAATTAGAAAAGACGGATAGTCCTCAAGAATCTCCAGGAACAGTTAACAATAATCTATTTGTAGGTAGCACTGCCGAACTACAAAAATTTTTAAAGGATAGAATGAAAGATGGGTGAAAGAAAAGCAGAAATTAGAACAGCAGAGATCTATGTAGTAGATCTTTATGAAGATGGTAAATTGGTAGAAGAAAGGTATCTTCCAGGAAAGAGTTTTCATTATGCTGAAGATGTACAAACCAATTGGGAAAATGGTATTATAAAAATAGATGAGTGAAGGATATCTAGGAAACCCTCGTGTTAAGCGAGCAGGTGTACAAGATCAATGGACTGAGGAGATGGTACTTGAGTACCAACGATGTCTAGAGAGTCCAGCACATTTTATTCAAAACCACATTCAAATTATTTCACTTGATGAAGGATTGGTTCCTTTCCATCTGAGAGGATACCAAGAGGGATTAGTTAATCATTTTGATGAGAATCGATTCAGCATTGTATTAGCATGTAGACAAAGTGGTAAGTCGATTACTGTTTGTGCGTACTTAATATGGTTCGCATTGTTTCATCCAGAGCAAACGATCGCAGTCTTAGCAAACAAAGGTGCTACTGCTAGAGAGATGTTGGCAAGGATAACAACCATGCTTGAGAACATCCCTTTCTATTTGCAACCTGGAACTAAAGTATTAAACAAAGGAAGTATAGAGTTTGAAAACAATAGCAAAATTATTGCTTCAGCAACATCTGGCAGTTCCATTCGTGGTCTCTCTGTTAATCTACTCTATCTTGATGAGTTTGCCTTTGTAGAAAACGCAGAAACATTCTACACCTCCACTTATCCTGTTGTTACATCAGGTTCTAAGTCTAAGGTGATTATCACATCAACAGCAAATGGTGTGGGTAATATGTACCATAAAATTTATATGGGTGCGATGAATGGTACATCTGAATATAAGCATTATCAAATCGATTGGTGGGATGTGCCTGGAAGAGATGATGAATGGAAAAAATCAACCATTGCGAATACTTCTGAGTTACAATTTGAGCAAGAGTTTGGTAATTCGTTCTTAGGAACAGGTAATACATTGATCAATGCTAATACTTTATTGGGTATGATGGCAGAAGATTGTGAGTGGCAAAAAGATAACTGCAAGGTGTATCGTCAACCTATAGAAGATCATAAATATATCATGACTGTAGATGTTTCTATGGGTAGAGGACAAGACTATTCCACATTCACAGTTTTTGATATTACACAGCAACCCTTTGAGCAGGTAGCAACTTATAGAGATAATGTAATCAGTCCTCTACTGTTTCCTGACATATTAGCAAAGTATGCAACTGCTTTTAATAAAGCACTTGTTATCATAGAGAACAACAATGAAGGATCAGTTGTATGTAATCAACTGTTCTACGATATAGAATATGAAAATGTATTCGTAGAGAGTACCATCAAAGCAAAAGGCATTGGTGTTACAATGACCAAAAAGGTAAAAAGGATTGGTTGCTCTACAGTAAAAGAATTACTCGAAGAGGGTAAACTAATCCTCCACGATAGTAATACAATACAAGAATTTACCACATTTGTTTCTAAAGGACAGTCTTGGGAAGCAGATGGTGGTAATCATGACGATTTGGTTATGAATTGTGTAATGTTCGCATGGTTTGCGACTACACCATTCTTTGAACATCTCTCAGATATAGAACTTAAAAAGATGATATATCTAGAGCAACAAAAACAAATAGAGGAGGAAGTGCTTCCTGCAGGGGTCTTTGGAGATCCCGATAGGTATGTAGAACCTCCCATAACACGCGATGCAGACGGCAATACATGGGTTCAAGATGACTCTAATGATGATCCTTATGATCCATTGAAGAACTGGTTATAAGGTGTAAGATCAAAAAAGTTATAAATAATCTTTGAAATCTGACTTTGCGGTCGCATATAGGAGAAAATAACATGGCATTTCAAGTATCACCTGGAATACAGGTAAAAGAAGTAGACTTGACTAATGTTGTGCCTGCAGTTTCAAGCACTACAGGTGCTTACGCAGGTAATTTCCGATGGGGACCTGTTGATGAAGTGACAACTATTACTAGTGAATCTTTATTAGCAGAAACTTTCGGTCAGCCAGCCAATACAAACGCATCAGCAGAAGAGTTTTTCTCTGCTGCAGGTTTCCTAAACTATGCTAACGATCTAAGAGTAGTTCGTGTTGCAACAACAGGGTTGTATTCTGCTAACACTAGTGGAGCAACTACATCATTACTAAAGAACAGCGATCAATATGTTGCTTCTTACAGAGATGGTGATTTAAACGCAACTGTTGGTGCATGGACTGCTAGATATGCAGGTGCTTTAGGAAACTCAATCAAGGTGTCTGTTTGTGCTAGTTCAAATGCATTCTCGGAAGATAATGTAGATACTACTGCAGCATCAAATGCTGTAGGTGCTACATCTATCACTTCTGTGAGTGATGCAGATGCTAACTTTTTAGTTGGCGATAAGATCTGGTTTGCTGGCGATGACAGTCAAAAATATAAAGTTACAGCAGTTGCTGCGACTAGTTTGACTATCGAAGCATTAGGACAACCATCAGGAACAGGATTAGTCTCTGCAGTCGATGGTTCATCTGTTGCAGTAAATATCTCAAGAGAATGGGAATTTGCTACTAATTTTGATAAGGCACCTGGAACATCAGCACAGGCAACTGCTGCTGGTTCATCTAATGACCAATTACATGTATGTGTAGTTGACGAGGATGGATTAATTACAGGCATTGCTGGTACAATATTAGAAAAGTTCGCATTCCTTTCGAAGGCATCCGACGCGACAGACACTTTTGGTTCATCTAACTATTATAGAGATGTAATCGAAAGATCTTCCGAATACATTTGGTGGACAGGACACGATACAGATATAGTATCTGGTGCTGCAGAAGAAAGAACTTTTGCTGCTTCAGTATCATCTGCTTTCGGTGCACCTGATCTTCCTCAAGTTTCATCACTTTCTGGTGGTGCAGATGGTAGAGTACCAACTGCTGCTCAGAAATATGGAGCATGGCAATCATTCTTTAGGGATGGAGACAGTATTGATGTCTCATTCTTAATAGTCGGGTCTTCTCATACAGATAATGGTTCTGGTACAGAGCAAGACTTATTGGCTGATTGGACAACTTTAACAAATCAAGCAATTCTGGTAACAGAAAACAGATTAGATTGTATAGCATTCATTTCCCCAAGAAGAAGTGATTGTGTTAATGTAACAGAATCCACTGCTACATCTAACATCAAAACAACTGCAGATACTGCAAGTTCTTCTTCTTACGCATTTATGGATGGGAACTGGTTGTACATCTATGACAAATACAACGATAGATATGTATGGGTTCCAGCATGTGGTCACACAGCAGGACTCGCAGCAAGATCTGATACACTAAGAGATCCATGGTTCTCACCTGCTGGATTCAGCAGAGGACAATATCTCGGTATAACAAAATTAGCATACAATCCTCAAAAAGCAAATAGAGATACACTTTATAAAGCAAGAATCAATCCAGTGGTAACTTTCCCAGGACAGGGTACAGTACTATTTGGTGACAAGACTATGCTAAGTGTTCCTTCTGCATTTGATAGAATTAATGTTAGAAGATTGTTTATCGTATTGGAGAAAGCAATATCTACAGCAGCAAAAGCACAACTCTTTGAATTTAATGATCCTTTCACAAGAGCATCATTTAGATCAGCAGTTGAACCTTTCTTAAGAGAAGTTCAAAGCAGAAGAGGTATTTATGACTTTGCTGTAGTTTGTGACGAAACTAACAATACTGATGCAGTAGTAGATGGGAACGAGTTTGTTGCTTCAATCTTCATCAAACCTGCTAGATCAATTAACTTCATAACTCTCAACTTTGTTGCTGCTAGAAGTGGCGTCGAATTTGAAGAGATTTATGGTGCTGTTTAAGCGAGGATAGAACATGGCGACAATAGACCAATTTAAAGCACAATTAATCGGTGGTGGTCCAAGGGCAAACAGATTTAGAGTATTCATACCTAGATCTGGTGCCAAAATCGAATTTCTATGCCAAGCAGCACAGATCCCTGCTGCAACTATAGGTACTGTACCTGTAAACTTCAGAGGGCATCAATTAAAACTTGCTGGTGATAGAACATTCGAAAATTGGACTGTTACAATCATCAACGATATCGAATTTTCAGTTAGAAATGCAATTGAAGACTGGCAAACCGATATCCAACAACTAGATAGTGGAGAGGGTGCAACCTCCACTGATTACTTGCTCAGTAGAGCATATGTTGAACAACTACACAAAGACGACAGTGTGTTAGCAAGATACGAATTCTTCAACATGTTCCCTGTCAACATTGCTGGTATAGATTTATCTTACGAGACAGTTGATGCATTGGAAACATTTACAGTTGAATTCGCTTACTCACACTGGGAGCATGTGGTTTAAAACAAACTAAATATACATTATGGAATTATTCGGATTCGAAATACAGCGAAAGAATAGACAGGTATTAGACAAAGAGAAAGCACCTTCATTTGTCCCACCTGTTGAAGATGATGGTACACCTGTCATTCAGCAAACACCTGGATTTATTACAGGTGCTGCGAGTGGTCAGTACATCGATATGGAAGGTGCCATCAAGAATGAGGCAGATCTCATACGAAGATATCGTGAGATGAGTCTTATTCCTGAATGTGATGCTGCGATAGATGATATCGTCAATGAGTCAATCACTGGCGATCAAGAGGAGCAAGTTGTAGATATCAACTTGGATAAGACGGATCTATCTGACAATATCAAAAAGAAAATTCGCGAAGAATTCGAAGATGTAATAACCATGATGCATTTTAACCAGAATGGTCATGACCTCTTTAGAAAGTGGTATGTTGACGGAAGGATATACTTCCACAAAATGGTTAATAAAGATCGACTCAAACAAGGGATCGTTGAATTAAGAAACATTGATCCTTTGAAGATCAAAAAAGTACGAGAAGTCGAAAAAGAAAAAGATGCTCGTACTGGAATGGAGAAGATAAAGAAAGTAGAAGAGTTCTTTGTCTTCAACGATAAAGGTTTTGACAAGGGTGGTGGAGCATCAGGGCAAACTTTAAAAATTGCACCTGAAGCAATCACCTTCGTCACTTCTGGACTTCTTGACTACAACAAGAATGCAGTAGTAGGATATTTGCATAAAGCAATTAAACCTGCGAACCAATTGCGTATGATGGAAGATGCCTTGGTGATTTATAGAATCACCAGAGCACCAGAAAGAAGAATCTTTTACATCGATGTAGGGAATTTACCAAAAGCAAAGGCAGAACAGTATCTTGCCGATGTAATGACCAAGTATAGAAATAAGTTGGTCTACAACGCAAATACTGGAGAGATTAAAGATGACCGCAGACATATGTCTATGCTTGAAGATTTTTGGTTGCCACGTCGAGAAGGTGGGAGAGGTACAGAAATTTCCACTCTTCCTGGAGGACAGAATCTATCTGAGATAGAAGATATCCAATACTTCCAGAAGAAACTGTACAAGTCTTTGAATGTCCCTGTATCAAGACTAGAATCCGAAACAGGATTTAGTTTAGGTCGTGCATCAGAGATAACTAGAGATGAGGTCAAGTTCTCTAAGTTTGTAGACCGAATTCGTAAGAAGTTTGGTCGTGTGTTTACTGATATCTTACAAACACAATGTGTATTGAAAGGTCTCTTATCACAAGAAGAGTTTGAAGACATTAAAGAATTTATTCAATATAACTTTAATGATGACAACCACTTCACAGAACTTAAAGAAACAGAAGTTCTTAGAGAAAGGTTAAATACTCTAAGAGAAATCGACGAATATGTCGGTAAGTATTACTCTAAAGAATTTATTCGTAAGAGAGTACTATTACAATCTGATAATGATATTAAAGATATCGATAAGCAGATTGAAGCAGAGAAAGCAGAAGAACCCGATGAAGAGGGTGACGATGATAACTTTGGATTAGAATAGGAGATAATGATGGCAGACAATACAGTAAAACTAGCAATAGATGCTATTGATGCAGGTGAATTAAATCAGGCAGGTGAACATTTGAAATCTGCACTGATGGCAAAGGCAAAGGAAGCAGTTGATATCAAACGAGTAGAGATGTCAACAAGTTGGACTGATCAGCAACCAGAACCAGCAGAAGATGCATAAATTTAGCACTTTCCAAAATGTGTTAGACGAGGCAGTATTTAAACTGCCAAGAGGTCATAAGAAACTCAAGTCTAATAAAGAACGCATTGTTGGGAAAGTGTATGATGTAATCTTTACACAAAAGGGTAAAGATATATTTGTTTTTGTTGATGGACAGGAGACTGGTCCATATAAAGATCTTAAAGATGCACAGTCAAATGTTAAAGATTTGGTGAAACTCTTTAAGCAAATGAAAGCAGAAGGAATAGATCCTATGGAGGGATTAGTTACATGAAACTAATATCAGAATTTACAACTAACGACTTGGGTTGTTTAGTAGAAGAAAGAGACGATGGTAAGAAAGACTACTATATACAAGGAGTCTTTATGCAATCTGAGATCAAAAACAGAAATGGTAGAGTCTATCCAAAAAATGTTTTACGAGAAGAAGTAAAACGATACACTAAAGATTTTATAAAGCAAGATCGTGCATTTGGTGAGTTAGGTCATCCACAAGGACCAACTATAAACCTCGATCGTGCATCCCACCTCATTACTTCATTAGAAGAAGATGGGAATAATTTTGTGGGTAAAGCAAAGATTTTAAGCACCCCAATGGGTTCTATTGTTAAGAACTTGATTGACGATGGTGCAAAACTTGGAGTATCATCTAGAGGTCTAGGATCCCTAGAAGAGAAGGGTGGTGCCCAATATGTAAAAGGCGATTTTCAGTTAGCAACTGCTGCTGATATCGTGGCGGATCCTTCCGCACCTGATGCCTTTGTAAATGGTATCATGGAAGGTGTAGAATGGATCTGGGAAAATGGTATTCTAAAGGCACAGAAGATAGAGCAGTATAAAACTGAAATATCATCTGCGAAATCATCTGAGTTGGAAGAAGCCAAATTACGAGTATGGAGCGACTTCGTTAGAAGTTTGTAACATATAAATAGTTTGGTAAGAGTAATAGAAAACTCAGATAATAGGAGAAATTCGAAAATGGCTGAGAACATTAAAAACAACGAACTTGATCTTGAAGAACAAGATGCACAGTTGAAAGGTGCTGAGAAGGGCGACAAAGTCCATCCCAAGCAAGGTTCATCTGATGCTGAAAAGATAGAAAAAGGAAAAAGCGAAGTTGTAACTCCAGACGAAAATCCTGTTGACAAGGCAGTAGCATCAGTTAAAAAAGCATCTGATAACAAAAAATCACCAAAAAGAAAAGGTGATCAAGATGGTGGCGACAAAGTTGCTGCTAAAGTTAGTGAAGATGTTGACACTGAAGAAGATTCAATTGAAGAAGGTTATTCTAAAGTTGAAATGATTAAAGCAATGGTCAACAAGTTCAAAGACATGGATAAAGAACAACTTAAAGCATCTTATGATAAGATGGTAGACAAACAAGATGACGACGAAGAAGACGACATGGAAGAGTCTACAAAAGCAGAAATCATAAGAGCAATCGCTGAACACCTCAAGTATGCTGACGAAGAGTCAGTTGCTGAGCAATTCGATCTTATAATCAACGAAGCAAAAGCGAAAGAAGAAAAAGAAGACGACTCTGACGATGAGGAAGAGGACGAAGACGAAGACGAGATGGACGAAGAAGTTCAAAAAGAACTTGAAGATGCTATCAAAGAAGTTGAAGTCAACGAAGACGTCGAAGCACTTGCTAAATCTCTAAACTTAGATGAAGAGAACAAAGCAAAAGCACAAACTATCTTCGAATCTGCTGTTGCTGTTAAAGTTGATCAAATCAAAAAAGATCTTACAGAACAGTACTCAAAAGAACATCAAACTGCCGTGGAAGAAAGCAAATCTGCACTTTCCGAGCAAGTTGATAAGTATCTCTCATATGTTGCAGAAGAGTGGGTTAAAGAAAACGAACTCGCAATTGAGAGAGGTCTTAAATCAGAAATGACAGAGAACTTCATTACAGGACTAAAAGCATTGTTCGTAGAACACTATGTTGAAGTACCAGAAGAGAAGTACGATGTTATGGACGAATTGGCAAATAGACTTGATGAAATGGAAGACAAGTTAAACTCTGAAGTTGAAAGAAATATGAAACTTCAAGAAGAGATTGACGGATTCCAAAGAGAGTCTGTAGTCAATGAAGCATGTGCAGATTTATCTGAAGCACAGAAAGAAAAATTACTTTCTCTAAGTGGAAAAGTAGACTTCCAAGACAAAGAAGATTTTGTTAGCAAAATCTCTGAAATCAAAGAAGCATATTTCCCAACAGAGAAAACCGAAGACACTTTGATCGAGAGTGCTGCCGAAGGTGAAGATGAATGGACTGATACAGTTGTTGAGTCAACTGATAAGGTCGTTGATCCTACCATGGCAAAGTACGCAGAATTCGTATCAAAGGTCAAACCACTAAACTCAAAATAGGAGAAAAGGTAATTAACTATGTTTATGACAGAACAATTACAAGAAAAGTGGCAACCTATTCTAGAGCATCCTGAAGTCTCAGAGATTAAGGATCCCTACAGAAAGGCAGTCACTACAGTTATTCTTGAAAACCAAGAAAAAGCACTTAGAGAAGATGCTGCAATGCTTGCAGAAGCATCGCCATTAAACTCTACAGGTTCACCAATTTCAAATTGGGATCCTATTTTAATCTCTTTAGTTAGAAGAGCAATGCCCAACTTAGTCGCATATGACATTTGTGGAGTTCAGCCAATGACTGGACCTACAGGTCTTATCTTTGCTATGAAAGCAAGATACAACGACTATCCTACAGTTGCTAGAACAGGCAAAACTGAAGCATTAGGCATCAACGAGCCAGACACTGGATTCTCCAGTGCTGCAAACCCAACTGCTGCTGGTCCTTTATCAGCACAGATCACTGATCCATTTGACTCATCTTCACCATCATATGAAGATACAACTGGAACAGGTATGACTACAGCAACTGCTGAAGCATTGGGTGACTCTTCTTCTAACTCTTTCGCAGAAATGGCATTCTCAATCGAGAAAGCAACTGTTACTGCAAAATCAAGAGCATTAAAAGCAGAATACACAATGGAATTAGCACAAGACCTTAAAGCAATTCATGGTCTTGATGCAGAAGCAGAATTAGCAAACATTCTATCTTCTGAAATCTTAGCAGAAATCAACAGAGAAGTTGTTAGAACAGTAAACATCCAGGCAAAAACTGGTGCTGCTGCAACATCAACTCCTGGTACATTCAACTTGGATGTAGATGCTAACGGAAGATGGTCAGTTGAAAAATTCAAAGGACTTCTTTTCCAAATCGAGAGAGAAGCAAATACTATTGCTAAAGAATCTCGAAGAGGTAAAGGTAACATGGTTCTATGTTCATCAGACGTCGCTAGTGCTCTAGCAATGTCAGGTGTGTTAGACTATGCTCCTGCACTTCAAACAGGATTAAATGTAGACGACACTGGTAATACTTTTGCTGGTGTATTAAATGGAAGATTCAAAGTATATGTTGATCCATATGCTGGTGTTGACTATTTAACAGTCGGATACAGAGGTACAAACCCTTATGACGCAGGTCTTTTCTATTGCCCATATGTTCCATTACAAATGGTTCGTGCAGTAGGTGAGAACACATTCCAACCAAAAATCGGGTTCAAAACTCGATATGGAATGATTTCTAACCCATTCGTTGGATCATCTCCTTCTGATGGATTAGCAACTGCTGGTACTAACTTCTACTACAGAAAGTTAGCAGTATCTAACATTCTATAAAAACAATTGATTGTTTTCTAAGGGCAGTTTATCTGCCCTTTTTTTTATATAAATACTAATATGCCAACACCAACTAACAAATCTTATTTACAACCAACATCCTTTAAGTTGTTGATCCCCAGATTACCAACTGTAGAATACTTCTGTACAGCAGTTACAGTACCAGACATAAGTTTCTCAGAAGCAATCTTTGCTACTAACATTGGTGTGAATGCATACTATCCTGGAGATAAGATAAGTTTTATGGACTTAAACATCACATATCTTGTGGATGAAGATCTAAAAAACTACAAAGAAGTATATGATTGGATGCGTGCCATTACTCCTGCAAATGATCCTGAAACTTTCAAAGCATTGACAGGAACTACTTCTAGTTCTACTAATGCTTATACAGGCACAGGTTCTGATTTAGAGCAGTATGAAGATATCACACTGGTTATCAATACCAACAAGAATAATCCAAATAAGTTTATGAGATTTTATGATGCCTTCCCCATAGCATTGGGTGGGTTTCAAATGTCTAGTGAAAGTACAGATGTTGCTACTCTAACATCTAACATCAGTTTTAGGTTTACATACTTCAACATCTCTGACAACTCGTAAATCACCTTTACAACACCTGATAAATATAGTAGAATATACTTGAGGATATATTATGATACTTGAAGACTTTCCACGCGAAACTAAAAAGTTTGAAACCATATCTAAAAAAGGTGAAGAAGCACCTTTAGCAAAACAATGGTTTAAAGAGTTTCCTGGAGCATGTAGGTATGTTCCACTCAAAACTGTAGATTCTCGTATTAACAATGGGAGACCAGATACACATATTAGAATCAGAGATTACTTTGCATTCAAAAACAAGTATGATGTAATTGGATCCACATTACCCCATAGAACTGAAGAACAGAATAGGATGTATCATTTCAATAAGATGCATTATCTTATTCATAATATCAAAAGCAATGGTTTAGAATATCCACCACAAGGTGTGTTGACTTATGATGCTAATAAGAATCATCAGTTATCCTTTTCTTATCATGTACATCCAGGAACAGGTAGAGTAAACGCACTTAGATGGTTAGACTGGAATCCTAATGTTATAATTTGGGATCCTTACGAACTATTCAGAGAGTATCCTGCTTTAGACTTTGAAATGTATTGTGATATCTTTTGGCAAAACCATGTGCACAAAGAAGGTGAGTTCTCATTAGACTTTCTTGTGAATGGGGGAGGATGGGGCAATTTAGAATGTTTCCAAACTATAAACTACCAAGTCAATTACGATGATCATTATGCTAAGATAAAGCATATGTTCGAAAAGAAACCAACTCTGTACATTGGGTATGACAGCAGACATGGTACAGCATCAAAAGCATGCGAAAGATCAATCAATAAGTGGTCGCACCCTTTCATTATCAAATATCTTGATGTATCACAAATACCTGAATACACTAGAGAGTATGCTAACCAATCAACTGAGTTTACATATAGTCGCTTCCTAATTCCTCATCTAGAAAATTATGAGGGCATAAGTTTATTCTGCGACGATGACTTTATTTTCCTACAAGATCCGACTCCACTCATCATGTCAGTTAATTATGATGAAGCAGTATCTTGTGTAAAGCATGACTTCAGTGATAAAGGTTATCGCCAGAAACTAGGAAACGAAAAGGATGTTTGGTATCCTAAGAAGTTATGGTCAAGTCTCATGGTATTCAATAATGCTCATGAAGACTGCAAGAAATTGACACCAGAAGTCATTAATACTGAGTCTGGTCAATACTTACATCAGTTCCAATGGACTAATGCCAATAAGATTGGTGCTATTCCAGATAGATGGAATTGGTGCGAGGGTTATAGTGATGAAGCAAACTTTTACAAAGCAGGTGCTGTTCACTTTACAAGAGGTGGTCCATGGATAAAAGACATGGACTGTAAACACATTAAATATAAAACTATACATGAAATCTTTAGAATCGATCAAGAGCGAATGGACAGAGGAATGTTCCATCAATGATATTGAGTTAGATGTCTCATCTTTAGACGTCCCTCGACTTCATGCTAAATACTCAGAATACTTAACTGACTGGAAGTTAGTTGAGAAAAAATTGAATTTGAAATACAAAGAACTGCTTAAGAACAAGTGGTTATGGTTCAATGGCAAACTATCGCAATCAGAGATCGAAGATCTTGGTTGGGATTATGATCCTTTCAATGGACTTAAGATTATGAAAGGTGATTTCAATTACTTCTTCGAAAGTGATAAAGATTTACAAATTATGAAAAACAAATTAGACATTGCCAAGATTACTATAGAATACATTTCTGAAATTATTGATATGTTAAAGTGGAGACACCAAACTATCAAGAACATTATAGAGTGGCGAAAGTTTATGGCTGGTGCTTAATGATATTAAACAATTATTTTTATAAGATTCCAGGTGCTTTTACAGCAGAAGAATGTGATCAGTTTCATGAGTTAGCAAGACACATACAGTTGGGTACAGGTAAAGTCGGACTAGGAAAACATGATCCCGACATGAAAGACGAAGAAGATCTAGTAGATTTTAGATCTCGTAAATCTGTAACAGGTTGGTTCGAACCAGGAAAATTACCTGAGCATCTAATGGGTAAGGTAGTTGAAATGACTAATCGTGCTAATCATGAAGGTGGTTGGAACTTTGATTTATGTTACCAAGAGAACTTACAATACACCATTTATAATGGTGCACCAGTCGGTGAGAAAGGTGGTTATTATCACTGGCATGCTGATCATGGTGGTGAGATAGGTCCCGATGGTAGGCATAGAAAATTGTCTTGGGTCATTCAGTTGACCGATCCCCAAGAATATGAGGGTGGTAATTTTCAATTCATAGAACCCTGGAAACAGTTCTGGGATCTAGGCAGAGATGGTGGTCGTAAAGAATTTGATTTAGATTCTATGATTGCTACTGTACCATGGTCGTGTAAAGCAAAGGGAACATTTTTAGCATTCCCTTCTTTTTTATTTCATCAAGTGACACCTGTATTAGCAGGTACACGCATTTCATTAGTTGGATGGGTACAAGGTTTCCCATATAGATAATGAAAGTAAAACTAACCAAAGTGGACGAAGTCCATATGGTAATTGATGCTGACGATAGCATCTATCGCGAATTGTTTGACTTCTTTTCTTTTGAAGTTCCTGGAGCAAAATTCATGCCAGCAGTTCGCAATCGTTTCTGGGATGGATACATCCGTCTATTCAATATCAAAACCCATAAGATCTATATGGGTTTATTCCCTTACATCTATCAATTTTGTAAAGAACATAACTATGAATTAGAAACCGATGGTCTAGTAAACTATGCGGAGAATCGCACACTTGAAGAAATCAAAGAGTGGGCAAAAACTTTAGATCTACCCTTTGAACCCAGAGACTATCAGTTAGAAGCAATACAAAGGGCAGTATCTAAGAATAGAAGATTGCTAGTATCACCAACTGCTAGTGGTAAGTCTTTGATCATATACATGCTTCACAAATGGTATGAGCATAAAAAG